CGAGACAGACGATGCCAACGGTGACCCCCTGAACAACAAGTACTACAACGTGGTATTCATGGGTGTTGGAAATAAGTCCGGTGAGTATGCCCCACTTCTGATGAACCTACCTTCTGGATCTTACAACACAGAAGCTGGTGCCCTACGAGACACTGAGGGATATGACAACTACGGTATCCCTGCTGAATTTTCAAGACAGTCAGCAACAGGATTCCTGATTTGCCGGATCACATTTCGAAATCAATCTGGTAATCTATCAGTGGTAGAGACAGTAGACCTACGTGGACAGACACCGGGAACGGCCTCGGGCACAACGGCCTATGCAGGTACAGACTTCAGTGATGATCTATTCACACTGTTTGATGCTGATGCCATAACCAGCATACTCGACTTTAACCTTGCCAACATCACACCAGGTAACACTCGAACTGTTTTACCGGTTGATGCTGACATGACATTGTTCAGCACAGCCGACTACACCGACTTAACTGATGGTGGTGAGACAACACTTCATTATCACGATGCTCTTAAAGCTGGTGGTCAGGTAGGTGTGTCTTATGTCGGAGCAGGAGCTGCCCAGTTAAACTACAACGGGGTAATATCACTACTCACTGCTGCATCCTCTATACTGGTTTACAACTCAAACGGAACAGCTTACAGTCAGTACCTACACGACGGAACTGATGCCAGTATAAGTAACTCTGTAAATTCAGGGCACGTATATCTCATAGGAACAAAAGGAGCTGGTGGAAATAATACCATGTTTAATGGTGACCCCGATGGCCCCAGTGCCTTGTATTTTGCCGGTCTCAAAGCAGAAGAAACAACTGCTGACGGCATAGCCGTATTTGATACGGACGGTGCCCTGCCCAAAATTACCTTTGAGGGTTCAGCTTCGTCCGGACTTGGTGAGGTTGGTTTCAGCTCTGCCGGATACATGATACTGCTATCCTACATACAGGGATACGATGTACGTTTGTTTGCTAAGGATAACGGAAATAATTCAAAGTGGATGATACTCGACCCTGACGTGCCGTCATTCCACCCCTCACCAACAAACAATCTGTCACTGGGTAAATCAGGAAACGTGTTTGTTGATGTGTGGGCAACGGATACTTCAATCAACACGTCAGACAGATCTCAGAAGATTGAGCTTGGCCCGGCCAATGGCCTTAACTTTATCAATCGACTACGACCAATCAAGTTCCAATGGAATGAGGGCAAACGTCCTCACTACGGATTAATAGCCCAGGAAGTAAAGCAGGCTCTTGATGATCACGGTATTGACTCCGGACTATTTATTGATCCATCTGTAGCTAACCCGGAACACGTTGGTGAAGATCACCCGTTAGCTCTACGGTATGGTGAGCTTATTACACCATTGATAAAGTGTGTTCAGGAATTGGACGAGAGGGTTCATGTATTAAATGACCAGAGAGTACTGCATCGACAGCAGATTGAGACGTTGCAATTTAAAGTCAACGGCTTGAACACTCAACGGCTTTACAATGAGGGAATGTTAGCAACTCATCAGGAGCAACTTGAAGTTATGTTTGAACGTATATTAGCACTTGAATCAGCAATGGCACCAACAACCTGAAGGGGGAATAATTTAAAATGGAAGACACCAAAAAAGTAATTGCACAACTAATGAATGAATTTGTGAAGGAAGAAGCTGGTAATCGAGTAACATCAAACAACATCATGGCCCTAAACATGAAAGTGAATATGGCCCTCGATGGAGATATCACCATGCAACCACCAAAAAAGACTCCTTCAAAAAAGGAATAACAAATATGAAACTTGAATTTGAATCAGGTAAGATAACACTTCAAGCTGATGCATCCGACTGGGGACCGTTCACTTTTGACTTAGAAGATGGACTGCCCTCTGGTCGAACTGTTGCATCAGCAGTTGTCAAGACCTACCTCGGCCGGGTTAAACCAGCTGACTCAGATGTACTGTCCAGTGAGACAGAGACTACATCCGAGCTTATAAACGACAATGGGATGTCGAGTGACTACGTTGTAGCTGTGTACTTCAATCGGCCAACGACACCGGCTTACATTAACCAAAAGCACACTATGGTTATCACGTTCACACTGGATGCTTCCGGTGGTGGAGGAACCCACAGTGCTTTCTTTTATGCAATCGAAGTAATATAATGAAGGATGGAAGGATCTTATCATGGGTGATTTTAGTTTAGACTATGTAGCAAACAACACGTTTGCACAGGTCCATGCTGACCTAAGCAACTACATTTTTATTAGGGGCAGTGTCGGTTCTGGCAAATCTTCTGGGTGCATCTTGCACATGTTCTTGAATGCAATGAAGCAATACCCAGACCGGTCAGGAGTTAGAAAGTCCAAGTTTGCTATACTACGTGCTTCATATCCTAACCTGAAATCAACCACGATTGATTCATGGGTCAACGATTGGTTTGGCCCTACCATTGATATAGTGTATGACATACCAATCAGAGGATTGGTTAGAATGAATCATCCAGATGGAAAGACTTCCATTGAGATGAAGTTAGTTTTTCTGGCTCTTGACCGGGAAGAGGACATCAACAAACTTCAGTCGTTGCAGGTAAACGGTGCCCACCTTAACGAAGCTGCTGAGATACCACGAGGTATTTATCAGATGCTGAAGTCCCGTATTAATCGGTACCCAAAGAGACAGACGATAAATTACGTACACCCTGACTACCGAGATGAATTTCGTAAGTACTTAAACAAGTACGGTAAGATTGGTGCAATCGATCCATTCATTATACACGACTACAACTCCATCCCTACTGAGCATTGGCTTTACACCATTGCTGAGGAAGAGAAACCAGACAAGCATTCCTTCTACACCCAACCGTCAGCACTACTCATGTGCTCAAAGCAAGATGGCTTTGTACATGATGCTGAAGACAACTACTACAAGATCAATCCAAAAGCAGATAATCTCGAACACCTTTCGGAGGATTACTATGTTGACCAAGTACAGGGAGCAGACCCAGAGTGGATCTCCGTTTTTGTTCTTAACAACTACGGAAACCTTCGGGCCGGAAAGCCTGTATATAAGATGTACGATGATAAGGCCCACCACACCTCAAGGCCTTTTGAAGTATCTAAGGGAATCCCAATCGTACTCGGAATGGATACTGGGCTTACCCCAGCTGCTGCTTTCTGTCAATTTACGAGTTCCGGTCAACTGGTCGTCTTTGACGAACTGGTTACTGAGGATTGCTCGATCAACGAGTTTGCACATGACGTACTTTGGCCTCATATTCGGAATCACTACCAGGGGCACAACTTTAGGATTGTGCTTGACCCTGAAAATAAGAGGGGGCAAACTGATAAGAAGACTGCTCGGGACATACTTATCAAGGCCGGTTTCCCGGTAGAGCTTGGTAAGACGAACAACCCAGCACAGAGATTTGAGTCAGTTGTTTACTTCCTTCGAAAGAAGGATGGCTTTCTCATAACGGATAACTGCACAGTGCTCCGTAAGGGTTTTCTTTCAGAGTTCAAATATGATAAGGTATCTACTACCGTCCAGGGGACGAAGTGGAAAGATAAGCCGGAGAAGAACATCTACTCACATATTCATGAGGCACTTCAGTATGCTGCCATGGAGTTTGTTGAGGGAAAGATCTTCCAAAAGAATACGGCAAAGAGACAACAATTCACCAAACCAGCCTGTAGCAAAGCTGGTTACTAAGGAACTAACTAATGGCAGATACAGATAAAAGAGATTTTGAAGAGACCTTTGAGCAGATCAAGGATGAGCCGGTCATGGAGAAAGGTGACGAAGAAAGCACTGAGACTGCTGCCTCTGCCGTTACAATGGAGCCATACCAGACTGACATAGGTACCGTCCTTGAGCAGGAATGGCAAGAAGCAGAGTCAGGTAAACTGTTTGACGAACGAAGGCACATCCGTGCCCTCAGACAATATAGGGGCCAGTATGATCCAGAGGTGAGAAACAAGATTCACCCCAATCGATCCAAGGCTTACATACGTCTGACTCGTACAAAGGTCAAGACCTATGATGCTCGAATGATGGACATTAAGTTTCCATCCAATGAGGATAAGGATTGGTCTATCAGTTCAACACCTGTCCCAGATCTTAGTCCGGAAATGATCAAGCAGCTTGCAGAGCAAGTCTTTGATCAAACTGGTGTAGTCCCAAATGATAAACAAATTCGGGAAATCATCTACAAGTTTTCAGACCTGGCAGCAGGCAAGATGGAGAAAGAGATTGCTGATCAGCTGTCTGAGTTTGACTATCGGAGTTGTATCCGAAACGTAGTACACTCAGGTCACGTGTATGGGACTGGTATTTTAAAAGGCCCAATGGTTAAAGAGGTGAAAGTGAAACGTTGGCATGAGACCCCTAAGGGATGGAAGCAACTCACCCTTACCCGGCTCATACCCTCAGCTCAGTTTGTTTCTATCTGGGACATCTACCCGGACATGTCTGCTAAGGAAATCAAAGACTGTCGGTACATTTGGCAAAAACATTTGTACAGCAAGAACAACCTTTATAAACTATCCAAACGATCTGACTTTGACGGAGATGCTATCCGGTCATACATGGCTGCTTTCAAAGATGGCAATGCTGTATACAAGCAATACGAATCTGACTTCAGGGAAATGAGTTCCAACTCAAGCTCTGATGGAGATACGTCTCCTCCAAAGAAAGAGAAGTTCGAACTCCACGAACGGTGGGGTTATATGGATGTCGAAGATGCTAAGCAACTTCTTCCAAAGGTCAAGCAAGAAATTTGGGATGCTATGGGTCCGGAAGTGGCCTGTAATATTTGGATGATCGATCGGTACATAATCAAAGCCATGGTCAGTCCGGTAGAGGGTGCAGAGCTCCCATACTACTTTTACTACTTTGATAAAGATGAGACAAGCATATTCGGTGACGGCATACCAGAGATCATGAGAGATCCACAGACTCTGTATAATGCTTCTATACGAGCCATGCTTGACAATGCAGCTATATCAGCTGGCCCGATCATCGAAGTTAATGTTGATCTTCTGGCAGACGGTGAAGATCCTACAGACCTTTATCCATTCAGGATATTCCAAAGGATCGGTACTGGCATAGATGCT